TGCTGACCCGAACCAACTAACTTAATGTTTTTCTTTTGTTCGTTTATTTCCATTTCATAATCAAAGTAAGAAACAGGTGACCAGAATACTCCTTCAGATGTGGTAAAGTTTTCAAAAGTTATATCTGCATTTGATACCGTCACATTAGCAAAAGTTGTTTCACCAACAATAGTTTTATTGAATGTTGAGTTTGCTGTTGTATTACCATCAACATTCTTGATTCTTAATATCGTAGAGTTTGCGATGATTACTTCACCTGTACCAACTGTGGCATCTTGTCCTGGTATCTTAATATCAACAAGTTCACCAGCAACAAATCCGTTTGCCGTATTATTTGCTGATATTGTATATTCAATTATTCTGTTTAGATTGGTTGTCGCATCCAGTTGTTTTCGTCTATATGAAATGATTTTGTTTCCAGGACCCCAAGTTGGAGAATAATATTTCTTCCAATCTTGTTCAAGGTTATTGTTATAGTATGAAACAGATAGTTCTGAATCATCTGTTGCCCAATTGTTTCTATAGAACACAATCTTCTTTTGTGCCAGTTCTAATGACCCATATTTCTGAATGACGAGAGATTCAAACTGAACATCATTGAGATACCATTGATAATAAGGATCAACGATTTCGTTTGACATGTAGATTAACCAGTCAAGTTCTGAATCATTATAATAGTATTCTGCTATGTGGTCAGAACGCAATTGATGTTTGATTTCATATGGATAGAACACATAAGGAGATTTACGAGGTTCTTCAACGAGTTTTGCTCGTCTGGAAATATCCTTGACGAGATAGTTGTTGTAATATAGGTTTGGTAGTTTTTGAAAATACTTATCCATTGTTTTTACCTCGGAGTGGCATTTTGTCGTGGAGGTTGATCAACTACAGCAGGATTAGTATATGTAAACCAGTTGGAAACAAATGGATTTGCAGTTGGCAATCCCGTTCCATCCGTATTGTTTTCAAAACTCTGTCTTGTCCAATATTCAAGTTCAAGAAAGTTCATTGTTATAGTTACGCTTTCAGGTGGAGAATTTTCACTGGAATTTTCTTGAGACTTATAAAAAGAAGGAACAGGTTGCCCACCATTATAATCTATATTAATAGAAGTAATTACTGCAGGTTTCATTTTAAACAAATATTTAGAGTTTGGTATTAAACCAACTGAAAAAACATCAGGAAACCCAAAAGTTAAGTTAATTCCTGCTGCTTGTGTTGTTGGAGGATGCATTCCTGTTTGTATTCCATTTATAATTCTTTGTATTTCCTGAGATTCATTAAAATTTTTTGGAGACAATTTCCACACCATTTGAAATGTTTGAAAATCGGGCACACTTAAAACGACATTTTTGAAGTTATTTATTGATAAACCTAAAAATGCTTGTGCTCCTCTGGATACGTTTGATTGTAAAACTCGTTGAGCAATTTCTGGCAGCACACTCAGATAATTAAAATTAGCATCATAGTTCACTTCATGTTGTCTATTAAGTTGTAGTGGTAACGGCAATTTATATGCTCTCGTTACTTGTAGATTGTTGCTAGTAGTTCCTACAATTCTGCTTTGAATAATATATGAAAAATATTTTGGTAAATCTGAAGGAAAAGTTAATGCTGGAGGAACAGTAATGTTTCTAATAGCATTATCTATGGCAGATGCTGGATTTGCTGCTCCAATAATATTTCCTGTTTGATATCCAGGTGCAGTATATCCTTGTTCTGCGAAAAATGTTCTTTGAGAATACTGTGGTGAGTTGGATTGTCCTGATTGTACACTTGGAGGTAATGCCATTTTGTTTCCTATGATGGTAATCGTTTGTCAGTATTTATATAAATACCAATAAGCAAACATAGAGTATTATAATGGCAAGAAACTATCATCAAGGATTATTCAAACCCAAAAATCCCAAAAAGTATATGGGAAACGCAAACAATATCGTATATAGGTCCAGTTGGGAGAAAAAGATGCTAAACTATCTTGATTCTCATCCTGATGTTATTTCATATGCCTCAGAAGAATTCTTTATACCATATTTATCACCAATAGATAATAAACTCCACAAGTATTATCCTGATATGCTTGTTAAACGAAGAAATAAACAAGGTATCGTAGAAACTCTGGTAGTTGAAATCAAACCAAAACATCAAACACAACCACCTACAACAAAGAAAAGCAAACGAATAATGTTAGAAGAATCTGTCACATTTGCTATCAACCAAGCAAAATGGAAAGCAGCAGAAAACTTTTGTGCTGATAGAAAATGGAAGTTCGTCGTATTAACAGAAGAAAATCTGGGAATCAAGTAATGGCAGAAGAAAACAAACCATCTTTCTTTGATAGATTAAAAAACACTTTGGGAACAAAGTTAAAAGAAGCATCAATGAATGCTATTAATGCTTATATGAAACTATCAAGGCAACTTGCTGGAAAACAAGCAAATGGCAACGAGATTATGCGTGATCCAGATAGACTAATACCCCGCATTCAACCACAACAACTTGGTAGAATGTGTATGTATTTCTATGACCCAAAATGGAAAGAAGAGTTGCCATACTTTGATAGGTTTCCTCTTGTTATTCCTATTGAAATCTACAAGGATGGGTTTCTTGGATTGAACCTTCACTATCTTCCACCAAACAGAAGAGCAGTGCTTATGGATTCATTATACCGAAATGTTATCAAAAACAAACATTTGGATGAGAAGAAACGCATTATGATATCATATCAGATTGTTAAAGCAGCATCCAGAGATAGAAACTTTCTTCCTTGTGTTAAACGATATCTATATGACCATTTAAGATCAAGGATATATATTGTTGATCCAGAAGATTGGAACATTGCTTTGTTCTTACCAACAGAAAGATGGGCAAAGGCAGGAAAACGCAGAGTTTACCAAGAATCTCTGGATAAGATTAGAAAAGGTTAAAGATGCCAGGATTTAATATAGAAGACTTCAAATCTGAGTTAAGAAGTAGAAATGGTGTAATGAGAAACAATAAGTTTCTTGTTACATTTGCAACACCTGCAGTTTTACTAAGAAATGGTCCCGCAGCATCAATGAATAGATCAATTGAATTCTGGTGTGAGTCAATCAATCTTCCAGGATATCAGTTAATGCAACATGATACCAGAAGATGGACATATGGACCATCAGAAAAAAGACCTTTTGCTCCAAACTTTCAATCTTTACAATGTTCATTTATTTCAGATGGAGATGGAGGAATATGGAATCTGTTCAACAACTGGTTACAATACATATTGCCACACGATACTGAAGAAGGATTTAATAGAACAAGAACTTTATATGGTGGTTATCCATACGAACTTGAATATAAGGTTAATTATGTTACTCAATTGAATATTGCTGTGTTTGATGAAACTGGAAAAAAGAAACCCATCAATATCATTTGTAAGGAAGCATTTCCTTCACAAGTGATTGACACAAATCTAAACTGGGCAGATACCAATAATACTGCCAGAGTTGGAGTTGTATTTGAATACTTGGATTGGTATATTAGCAGAGAAAATGAAGAATAAGGAGAAATACTGAAATGCTACCTAAATTATCACAACCTACTTTTGACGTTGTTATTCCTACAACCAAACAAACAATTAAGGTTCGTCCTATGCTTGTCAAAGAAGAAAAGATTCTTCTAATGGCAAAACAATCAGATGATAGAGCAGACCAACTAAATGCTATCAAACAAGTATGCAATAACTGCATGGTTACACCAAACGTAAAGGTTGATGATCTTGCGTTTGTTGATATGGAATACTTGTTCCTCAAGATTCGTTCTTATTCTATTTCTAACAAGACCAAGGCATCATATAGAGATAATGAAGACGAAAAGGTTTATAACTTTGAAATTGACTTTGATAAGGTAGAAGTCAAACAAGACACTGAATCAAATCCTGTGATTGATCTGGGAGATAATATCTCATTGGTTCTTAGATATCCACCTGTTTCTGTTTATACCGACAAAGAGTTTTTCAATCTATCAGATGACAAAGTATTTGAAACAGTTCTATTATCAAGTATGACCAAGATATTTGAAAACGATAAGGCATATGATTGTAAGAATGCACAGAAGAAAGAGTTGCTAGAGTTTATTGATTCTATTCCAGCAAAGCAATACGAGAAGATTCAGGAGTTTTTTAACTCTATTCCAAGTCTATATTATGCGATTGAGTATAAGAATGAGAAGGGAACAGAAAGAAAGATTGAGTTGAGAACCCTAGAAGATTTTTTTACATTTGGTTGAACCATAACACCTTAGAGAATTATTATAAGGTGGTGTTCAACCTAGTACAACAACACAAATTTGTGACGGTATCGGACTTAGAAAATCTGATACCGTTTGAACGTGATATTTACATGGCATTGATTAAAGAAGATGTTGAAAAACGAGAAGAAGAAGCAAAGCAAGCACGAATGAAAGCAGAAGCAATGCAAAGAAAAGGATACTAATCTTTGGCAGACTTACCAAAACCAGCAGGAAAATCAGCAGTTGAAGCAGCAAGTGCGGCATCTGCACCAGGAACTGGAAAAACAGAAACAAAATCTCGTGTTCAAGAAATGGCACAGACTTTAAAAGAAAGTCGTGCTGAAAGACTCAGAAAAAGAGATGAGTTGGCATATTCTCCTGCTGTTCTTGGTGAAAATGTAACAAAGGTTTTTGGTGCCAGAATTGCTACTAATGTAGAAAGAGAACTAACAGATGTATTTGGTTCCAAAATAGGAGCATCAATAAGAGAAGCAAGACGTGCAGAACCAGGAAAGAAACTATCAACATTTGGTCGTACATATCTTTCTCAGTTAACAACTTCTATAGGTGGTATGGGTATTATTGGTGAAGGTATTGCCAATAGACTTAGAGATCAAAGAAAATTTGAAGATGATCCTCAAAAAGAGTTTGAAAAGATAAAAGGAAACTTTATTGCTGTTTCT